TTTTCCTAAATCATGGAATGAAGGCACAGTAACTTTTCAAGCATTTTTTACAGCAAACTCGACAAACACTGGAACTACAGCATGGATGTTAGCCGGTGTTGCTTTAGCAGACAATGGAGATTTAAATACCGCTTTTGGCACAGCTGTTGGACCAACAGCAAAAGCTATGAGTGGTACAGCAAATGACTTAGCGGTTACAGCAGAAAGTGGAGCGATTACAATAGCAGGCTCACCTAGTACAGATGAATATGTATTTTTTGAAATACATAGAGACGTTTCAGCAGATGATTTAACTGCTGATGCAAAACTATTGGGAGTTAAATTATTCTTCACTACTGATGCAGCCAACGACGCATAGGAGGTATAATAGATGTCTTTTGGATTTCAAACTTTAGGTTTCATGTCTGGAGGTGTAGCACCTTTAGATTATATAAACGCAAGTGGTGGAACTGTAACAACAGACGGAGATTACAAAGTTCACACTTTTACAAGCCCAGGTACTTTTGCAGTGACATCAATTGGAGAAACTGCAGTCCCATCAACTTTTAGAGATAAGATAAGTTATACTGTTATTGCTGGCGGAGGTGGCTCTGGAGGGCGACATGGAGCTGGCGCAGGAGGTGGAGGCGCAGGCGGATTTAGAGCTAATAACAATGATGCTGGAGGAGATTTTACTCCCGAATCACCATTAGCAGCACCTGTTTCTACTTTTACAGTTTCAGCAAGTCCAGGATCCTATCCAATATCAGTTGGAAGTGGAGGCGCTAGAGTTAATGACTATAACGATGGAAACCCTGGAGGAGCCTCATCAGGATTTAGTATTACCTCAGCTGGTGGCGGAGGAGGAGGTTATAACAATGGCC